ACAAAATAACAAATACGACCATAACAAAGCCGACAGGCAATATAACTACTGCCTACGAGATACAGGCCAGAGCAAGGTGGGAATTGCCACGTTTTACTACTTAGCCAAGCAGGCAGGCGTTGAGCTGAAAAGCCAACAGGCAATAAAGTTGGAGAATATTGCAAAAATGGCAAAAAAGCAGGGCAGGGGGCAGGAGTCGGTTGTAGAGATTGCCCGCTTAACTGGCTTGGACGTTGACAAAGCAACAGAAACAGCGGCGGCGGTATACTCTGCCAATGTAAACCTGCAACTTAGTGGCCAGACGCCTGTAAGCCTTTGCCAACTATACCTATCTAACAATCACCAACTGCGCTACAATACAATAACTGCAGATATTGAGGATTGCACTGTATTATTGAACGGCAGACCCAAAATTTTGGACGATATGGCCCTAAATACTATGTATCTGCGCTTTAGCGAAGTAACAGACAATAAGATAAGCTTTGAGTTTTTTTGTAGGGTGATTTACTCGGAATTGACGCGCTACTACAATCCTTTTGAGGAATTTATTAACGCAAATCAGTCAGTGCAAAGAGGCCCAGAGTTGATTCGTGATCTAGCGGCAACTATTGAAACAAGCACGCCAAACGTAGAGAAATATTTAACGCACTGGGGTTGCGGAATGGTTGCAAGCGTTTACGGCCATACCTCCCCATTAGTCCTAGTGCTAGCAGGCGAGAAACAAAATACGGGTAAAACTGAGTTTTTTAGGCGATTGCTACCCAAACCGCTGGCAAATTACTACGCCGAGTCAAAGCTGGACGGTGGAAAGGATGACGATATACTACTGACCAAAAAATTGATAATAATGGACGATGAGTTCGGGGGTAAGAGCAAACTGGAGGCGAAGCGATTTAAAGAGTTAACGAGCAAGGCGTCCTTTAGCATCCGCCTACCATATGGCCGCACGCACAGAGATTTAAAGCGTTTGGCGGTATTGGCAGGTACAACGAACGACCTCGGTTTAATCTCAGACCCAACAGGCAACCGCCGAATTTTGCCTATCAATGTGCTAGGGATCAATCACACCGCCTACAATGCAATTGATAAAACGGCCCTATTTATGGCCTTCTACGACCTGTATCAAAGCGGGTTCGATTGGCACCTGAGCAGCGAGGATATTATACAACTTGCAGAAAATAGTAGTGATTTTAATGCTATTAATTTTGAGGCCGAATTAATTAACCAATTTTTATATATACCACAAAATAGCGATTATTCGGCATATTTAAGTAACACAGAAATAAAGATTTATCTCGAGAATTGTAGCAACCAGCGAATTTTTGACACGAAAAAACTCGGCCTTGAACTTAAAAATTTTGGCTTTGAGCAAAAACTTTTGCGCGTAAATGGTCGCACAATGAGAGCCTACAAAGTGGCAAAAAGGCAAAATAATGGGTAAAATGAGCAAAAATAGACAATTTGTAACAGGTGGCGAGATTTACCTGTTACACTCCAACGCCCACAAAATCAATAAGTTACAAGGCGCTGTAACAGGTGTAACAGGTGTAACAGGTAAAACGCAACATTTAAGGTCTAGGGTTTTTTTATTTTCGTTTTATGAGCAATTGTAAATTATACTCTGGGAAAGTTTATGGGTTTTTAGTGTTACACCTGTTACAAACGACCTCTATCCCAAGCTGGGCGTGCGTTACACGTGAATTTTTTTACCTGTTACAAAATTGCCCAAAAATCGGCGCTATCCCAAGCCTAGAGGGCGTTACACGTAGATTTGGGCACCTGTTACACCTTAAAAGTACTAAATAATATGACAGAAGATAGAATACAACAAGAAATAATAATGTACTACCGCAATCACTACCAACGTTTATATGTTAATTGTTTAATCTTTAGCATACCCAACGGAGGGCTCAGAGATAAGCGCACAGCAATGCTAATGAAGTCGACAGGGCTACTATCTGGCGCAAGTGATTTGATCGTTATACATTTCGGGGTTGTTTTGTTTGTTGAGTTAAAGACAGAGACAGGCATCCAGTCAGCAGAGCAGAAAGCTTTTGAGTTGCGAGTAAATCAGTGCGGCTATCCTTACTACTTAATCCGTTCACTGGATCAGTTTAAACAAGCCTTATCTTTACATTGATGCCATCCTTTCCTAACTACAAGCGAAGCAAGCCACAAGCAGAACGCGAGCACAAACATAAAGAGCCCAGATATCACACTGTTGCTTGGAGAAAGTTGCGCTTAAGCATATTGCAAGACGCGCCGCTCTGCGTTCACTGCGAGCAAGTGGGCACGATTACACTGGCTCAAATGGTGGATCACATCGAGCCTGTAAGATTGGGCGGGAATTTTTGGGATGTCGATAATTTGCAGCCGTTGTGCAATTCCTGCCACGCTGTTAAGTCAGGCAAAGAGAGCAAGGTCTAAGCGGCTAAGGTTTAAACGTTGAGATATTAGCGCGCAATTGCACACACAAAGAGAGAGAGGTGTGAGAAAAGGGGGGCACGTCGACCCGTAGCGGGGTAAAAGCACGCGCCCCTCTCGCCTCTTAACCACTGGCGGCCTCTACTCTACACTCGGGCAAAAATAAAAGTTTCGTTTTTTATACTATATTTGTGAAATATGAAAGGAAGGCCACGCAAACCCGTTGATTTAAAAAAAATGGAGGGCACTTTTCGCGCAGACCGAAACCTCGAGCAGCCGATGCTGGTTGAGTTGAGTGCTGGAGTTCCACAACCACCCGCGCACTTAAACAAATTGGGATATGAGTACTGGGATATCACCTGTAAGGAGTTATTGAATAACAACCTACTCGCTGGCGCAGACCTCGGTCTTGTGGCTGGTTATTGCAATGAGTTGGGATTATACAAAGCGGCCTGTGCAATGACAGAAAAGGAAGGCGTTGTAATTGTAAACAGGTTCGGCGATCAGGTTGTAAATCCGTGGTATGGTGTTCGGAGTGGTGCATTAAAGCAAGCTACTCAAATGGGGCAGCTCTTTGGAATCACGCCAAGCGCTAGGGCAAAAATTGAAACAGGCAACGTTAAGCCTGCCAGTAAACTAGAACTATTGAAAAAACAAAAATCCGCATAATATGGAAAAGAAAGTTAAAAAGGCCGTAAGTAAGGCCGCGTTTGAAACTGCTCACGTGAAGATGAAAGCCGAGCGCACCTATCGCGAGTATAGAGTGCAACCTTTTGGGCAGGGCTTTATTGTTGAATCCAATCAGGGCAGCGGCTGGAAATGCTGCGGCGGTGATGGGCTTTGGAATCACGAGCCTAGAATCTACAGAAATTTGCAACTTGCTGAGCAGGCGGTAAATTATTTTCTATCTCTGCGCCCTGAGTGAATTACCACGATTACGCTCTAGCTGTTACCTCTGGCGAGGTTGTGGCGTGTAAGCACGTGCAAAACGCTTGCGCTAGATATTTGCGCGATCGTGAGGGCTCGGAGTTTGTTTTTGATGAGGTGGCAGCGGAGCACGCTATTACCTTCATACAGGAACTGGAGCACACAACAGGCGAGCACGCGGGGCGTAACTTTATACTTGAGCCGTGGCAGGCTTTTATTGTTGCCAATATTTTCGGATTTATGCGCGATGGCTTTAGGCGCTTTACGCGCGCCTATGTTGAAGTACCGCGAAAAAATGGTAAATCGACGTTCAGCTCTGCGATTATGCTGTATGGCTTGCTAGTAGACGATGAGCCAGCCGCGCAGGTTTACAGCGCTGCTACAAAATTGGATCAGGCTATGATGGTATTTGGCGAATCCGTGCGGATGTGCCAGAATATCGGCTGGTTGAGCGAGGCGGTAACTGTCAACAATTCAGTCAACAATCGCCGTATCTTGTACGGGCAGAGTATTTACAGGCCGTTAGAGTGGAATCCAAACAAGCAGGACGGACTTAATAGCCATATGGCTGTAATTGATGAATACCACGCGCACCCTAACGACGAACTTTATAACGTAATCCGCAACTCAATGGGGGCGCGGAGGCAGCCGCTGCTGTTTACAATCACGACGGCAGGCTTTAATAAGGAGGCACCGTGCTACAAACACCGCCAATTCTGCGCGAAAGTGCTGGAGGGAGCAATTGTGGACGATTCGCTGTTTTCTGTGATCTATACGCTAGATGAAGGGGACGATTGGACAGATAGCAAAAACTGGAGAAAGGCTAACCCAAACTGGGGAATTTCTGTTTACCCGCGCCAATTAGAGCAAGCGCTCACTGAGGCAAAGGAATACGCGAGCAAAGAGGTGGAATTTAAGACGAAGCTGCTCAATGTTTGGACAGATACGGCGCTAACTTGGATAAATGACAGCGACTGGATGCAGTGCAGCGACGAGGGCGCAATGGTGGGCGAATGTTACGGCGGCCTCGATTTGGCAACCTCTGGGGATTTTTGCGCTTTTACTTTGTATTGGCCAGAGACCTGCGCAGTAAAAACGTGGTACTATTTGCCTGAAGAGACAGTAAAGCGCAGAAACGACGCAGCAGGGCAATCCATACGCCAATGGGTGGCCGATGGGCTTATAACAGCCACGGAGGGCAACGTAACAGATTACGCTTATATTAAAGCGCAGATTTGTAAACTGGCAATTGATCACGATATTAAAGAGATTGCTTTCGACCGCTTTAACTCTTCGCAGTTAGTTATTGAATTGCAGAATGAAGGGCTTGAGATGTTTAAATTTGGACAGGGCTTTGTTTCAATGTCTGCCCCCACGATGGAACTGGAGCGATTGGTAAAAGAGGGCAGGCTCAGACACGGAGGCAATCCTGTTACGCGTTGGCAGATGGGCAATATAATGCTGCGCACAGATCCAGCGGGTAATATTAAAATTGACAAAGCAAAGTCAGGGGATAAAGTGGACGGCCCTGTGTCTTTGGTTATGGCTTTAGGCACTTGTATGCAGGAGGCCGCAAAAAATATAAATTCAGATTTTTGGTTTGTTCCGTTATGAAATCAGACGCTTGGCTAACTTTCACAGAGTGCTTTATGCAGGAGTACTACAAAGAACTCCCCAACTCCGCAACCTACCGCGAGGCTTACGACAAAATCGAGGCTCGATACTTTGCAGTATTTGAGCGTAATAAGTTTAAAAATTACGAGGTGTTTCGCTCTACTTTATCGCGGTGGCTAGAAAAAAATCGCCCTTAATAGTTGTAAATGTTACGATATTCTAGTTTTATTTTCGCCCTATGCAGTTTAGTATTAAAAGGCTTTTAGGCTTGAACGGTGTACAAAAGCGCAGCAATTTGGCCGCGCCTACCGAATGGCTTATAAATTCCTTAAATAGTGTATTTGGCTACCAAACGCAGAGCGGTCAAGCAATTAACCCGCGCACTGCGCTATCTATTGCCTCAGTACACGCTTGCGTAAGAGTTATTTCTGACGGTATAGCAGGCCTACATTTGAAACTTTACAGAGAGACAGTAAGAGGCAAGGAGGTTGTATTGAATAATTACGCAACCGTAGCCCTTAACGAGCCCAACAGCTACCAAACCCGCTACGATTTTGAAATATTTATGGTGGGCGCATTGGTGTTGAGGGGCAATGCTTACGCTTTTATCAATCGCGACGCCAGATATCTGCCTGTAGAGTTGCACCCAATTAATCCCGACTACGTTACGCCAGTGCTCAGCGACGGGCAATTATTTTACAAGGTAAACGCTAAAGGATTTCCGCCAATGATTCCAGCAGCCAATATGCTGCATTACAAAGGAATGTGTTTAGACAATCCACTAGTAGGGGTTTCTCCTATTGTGTTGCACGCTGAGACATTGGGTATTGATTTAGCCGCGATTTCAGGCAATGCTGGAGTATACAAAAACGGCGTACTTAAGTTTTTGCTTACTGCAGAGGGACAGATAAAGCCAGAACAGGCAGCGCCGCTAAAGCAGTCGCTTGATGACGTAATAGATGGCGCGGCTCGCAGTGCTGTGCTGCCTAATGGCGTAAAAATGGAGCGCTTAAGTTTGAGCCCAGACGAGGCGAAATATCTAGAGACGCGTAAGTACGACGTTGAAGAGATCGCCCGTATTTTTGGGGTACCCGCATCAATGATCGGCGCAAACACAACCACAAAAACAAGCACAGAGCAGGAGTATCAGGATTTTTACAGCCGTACCCTGATGAGCTACGCAATCAATATCGAAGAGGAAAAGCGCCGTAAATTGTTGACTGAGGTCGACAAAGTGGATATGTATTTTAAGTACAACTTCAACAGCCTTTTGCGGGCTTCTGCAAACGATCGCGCCGACTTTTACAATAAAGGTATCAGAGGCGGCTGGTTGAGCAGAAACGAGGCCAGAGATTTTGAGGATGCCAACGCTTTCGAGGGTGGCGATGAGTACCTAATTGAGAGCAATCTGGTGCCAGCCTCAAAAATTGACGCCTATATGGACGCCAAGATTAACCAATTGCTTGCAACTGCAGACAAAAACAACAATCCCGAGGGGACTAACAACCAAGAGAATATTTAAAATGAAACAAGAGCGCAGAACTTTTACAGGTACGGTAATAGCCCGCTCAGAGGGCGAAAATATGCCTAAAGAGATTGGAGGCATTGCCGCCGTAATTAATAGCGTTACGGATTTGGGCTATTTTGAGGAAGTAATCGAGCGCGGTGCGTTTGACAATGCTTTAAATAAAGAGTACGACATCCGCTGTCTATTTAACCACGAGGCCGAGCTTATCCTAGGGCGCACTAAAGCCAATACTTGCAACGTCTTTGTAAATGCCGACGGCAATCTTGAGTATACTTGGGTTCCAGATTACGAAAACCCTACACATATGAGCGTTGTTCGTTCAATTATGCGCGGAGATATCACCCAGAGCTCT